TTTTTTAGAATACTAAAAAAAAATGATTTTTATTGAGTAATAATAAAAAATGTCTGAACCGGAGCGGCCAATAATAACCCCTTCACGCACTCGCGTGCGAAAACGTGGGCATAGGTATCAACCTTATCCACGGAGAAGCGTAATGCAAACTCAGACTGATGCGGTGCCGCATGGCACTCAGCCCACAAGTTAGATCATAGCGATACTTTGTGGACTGACCTACTCTTAGAGTAGGTGGTTTTTTTTTATTATTTTAAAAAAATGAAATTATATTTCATTATAATTAAATTCAACTATATTGTAAATATTAATAATGGCAGACGTGAAAGATTTATGTTGTATTTGTACTGAACTGCATACGAACAAGACATCGGTAACTCTCATTTGTGGCCATCCGATACATAGAAATTGTTTATCCGGAATGTTCAAGAAATGCGATTCCAGTATTAGAAATAAATGCCCTCTATGTCGCCATAGTTTATATAAATTATGCGAAACTGATTGTATATGTCATATGCATAATAAACGTGATAAATCATTAATGCTATACCCGCGCAGCGCTCATAACATAAGAAAAATACTAAAAAACATAGAAAGATCAATTAATGCAAAAATAAAATTAAATCGTATAATAAATCATTGTATAAATATACTAGAGGATGACGATCAGATAAATATATCTGATACTGACCCTGATTCTGATTCTGATTATGAATCTGTTTCCGATAGTGATGATAGTGATAGATATGAACAACGAAGTAGATCTCACTCACCAGTTCGACGACGTTTGTTTGCGCCTAATGCCCGTAGAATACCATTACCTGACAGAGCATTAGATTCACCTAGATCATCAGATGTATAATTTAATTTAACTCAACGCATATATTTTATTTTTTTATATATATAATGGTATTTTTTCATATTTCTCCTAATTTTGGATCAATAATTGTTGGTATAATAATAATTATTTCTGTATTTACAATAATAAATTACGGATTAATTGTTAATGGCCATATTAAACCAACAAATGCATATGATTCATCTCCGATGTCCGGTATGATAGAATCTGCTTATTTTTCGACTGTTAACTTATCAACATCCGGATATGGTGATATATATCCAACTACACATACCGGTCAAATAGTAGTAATGATAGAACATTTATTTATAATATGTATTTTTATAAAGGCTCTAATGATTGGTAGATAACTTTATTCACGCAATTCTGGAGTTATGAATGTAAATTCTATAGGCATAAAAAATCTTTTACTTCCATAAAAAACATTAAATTTAGAATCTATAGGATTTTGTATCGAACTCGAGTCATAATCTATAGAAAATGTAACATCATCTATTACAGTGATTAAAAACCCTTCATTACTATTAATATCGAATTTTATTTTTTCATTTATGGCTTTCTGCATATATAATAAAGGACTTACGACACCCACGTTAAAATTGCTGAAATAAACCCTATCGCCATTAGAAAGATTATGATTTATTGTTGTAGTGATTTGAGTAAATGGCGCTATTATAAAATAGTCTATGGTACATAAATCCCTATCATTATCAAATACTATAGGTAAAAAAGGCGAGCCAAACGATAATTCTATAATATTAATAGTTGTGAATGGTGTTTCGAAATAAAAATAACCATCATTATGTTTGTCTGTTTCTAAATCTATAAAGTCGCTATCAATCTTCGATTGTAGTATAAAATGAAATTTACGATTTTCATTTGATATAAATGATTGTGTTGAAAAGTTATTTAATAATACGGTTATTCGGGCGTATTTATTATCAGCCGATGCTATATAAGGAATTCTAAAAGGGAATGTTCGCATAGAAACTATTTCTCTTACGTTCCCCATTGCATTAACAGATCCTTCTGTATTATTTTGACTTCCTAAACTATATACCCATTTAAAACTTGATATGGCGCCCGTGCCTTCAACTATTCTATATCTTGAATCCAGTACTATATAATTTTTTCTTAAAAAACTATCGGGATTTAGTAATCGCGCTGCTTTGTTATCAAAATTTACAAGGCTTGAATTTATATTTGATTCCAAGCCTGAATTTTTATTATTGTCGTATATACCATGAAATGTATTTGTTTCGCTTGTTGTTCCAATATCTTGCTTTTCGACATTTTTGTAGGTATCTATACATTTATTTTGAAATTGTTCAGTTAATGTTTTAATTATAATTTTGACAGTTTTTTCTTTAGTTTTTTTATTAAATAATACAGGGTCTATGTTTTTAATAAATTTAACAGTTTCTTCTTTTTCATCTACAATTAACGGTCTTTTAATATTACTTGCTACTGTTTTAAAAATACTATTATAAAATATTTTATTATTTGATTCTATATCATTCAAATATTGATTTTCAAAGTCCATATTTAGTTATATATTATATATACAAATTAATAAAACTTTTCTTTAAAAAAGAAACATAAAAAAAGAAACATAAAAAAGAAACATAACTAAGAAATAATAAATTTCTTATTTTATATAGTAAAATGTTTGATTTATTAGAACCATATGGTATAACTAAATTCCAATTTTCATCTATAATACTAATACTATTTATTTTATTGACTATGTACCGACCAAAGAAAGAAAAAAATATAAAAATAGATGAATGCCCCCCGAAAAAAATTAATGAAGCAGTGTTAGACCTAATAAAAAAGAAAGAAACCGATGTAAATGAAAAACTGTGGTTATCATGTAAAGATGGTATAATAAAGGGATGCGTTACTGGGTGTATGACGGGGGGATTCCATGGTGCTATAGCAAGCGGGGCTTTATTTGGTGTAGTAAATCCAATACTCACATATATAAACGAAACTTCATAGTTAAAAAAAGAATATGTTAAATTACATTAGTAAACAATCACGTGGTGCGTGAAAATATTACTTGTAATTTTGATGATGCCAGTATAGAAAGCCCCAATCGAGGCTCTCTATTTCTTGCATAATTTATAAACATAGATTTATCAGGCATAGATTTATCAGGCATAGTCATAACATTTTCAGCCCAACCGTATTCCCGAATGACGCCACCATATTCAATAGTTCCTGACATCTAACCAAAATATATATAATAGTTAATATTTCAATTTTTTTTTACCTATAAATCATTTTATTATGAAAAAAATAATCGTTAAATACTATATAGTTGATACAATTAAATGTTATCATATGTCATAATTATCATTGTTTTAATATTATTATATTTAACATTCAAATATGGTAAACACTCAACTGAAATGAATTTATTACAAGGGTTTTGGGAATCATGCCGAGATTTTAATAATGAGTCGGGGTTAAAACTTCTTAGTTTTTATATTGGCGACAAAGATAATGGATTGTATCCAGCCTATTTATTAATGATAGAAAATGATGAAGATAATACTATATTAATAAACGAACCTATACAGTTCGTTTTATCTCAAAGTATTACTAATATATTATCAAATTCCGATTGTAAAGAAATGACTCTGCGTTTTATAGGTCTAGAAACCAGTTTAATGCCGAAAATTGTGAATATTAAATATTACCCACATACATCAAAACTAGTCATTTCAGATAACAAAAAAATATATGCTATATTATTTAGAAATCCAGTATTATGCGAATTAGAACGAATCAAATCGGAAAGACCAGTTGATTTGAAATCAACATATTCGAAATCAAGTGATATTGCATAATTTATATTTTATATTGCTTAATGGTTTGCATTTCGTTCATTAAGTCTTCAGGCATTATATATTTAAAAATTAATCCTAATAAAATAACACTACTCGTAGAAGTAAATCCCAGGGCTAATGGCCAGTAAATAGGATTATGGTCATATGCATCGCCACTAGAGTTCAGGTCATAAAAGGCACATCCTATAAACATTAAACTTATTGACAGTAATATTATTGTAATTAAATTAATAACAACTTGCATTTATGTATATTATTTCTTTTTCTTTTTTCTTTGTTTTTTATTTTCACTATTGATTTTTAACAAAAATTCTAATATAGTTATATTTTCAAAAGATATTGCGCATTTATTAAATTTATTTATCAAGTCGTCATTTATGTCGTCATTTATGTCGTCATTTTTAAAGTATTCGCTTATTTGTGCTTTTCGTGATGTTTTTTTCTTTGGCATAAATTCGTCTATTTAATTTTAATTAAATATTATTTATAATGAAAACTTTTTAAAAGCTGTTTCTCTCTCATATTCTGGTATTTTTTCTAGTTCGCTATTTGCGTATGATTTTAATAAATCAAAAAGGGCCAGTGTGTCAGCTTTACTGCTATTATTATTTAACCGATTTATATTAATTTTTTGTAATCGCTCTTCGGGGCAATCAAAATGGAAAAAGTATTCTTTTCTTATTTTATCAATTTCATGCAAAGATTCTGAAATAACATCAAAATTATTTGTTTTTTCTATAGGATTTATAATAAGAAATGAACATATATTGTCATATGCTATTTTATAATTTTTATATATGAAAGTGTGATGTTTTACATAAACAATATTGTAATAGTAATCGTTATTTATATGAGTATCAGCATGCTCACTTAAATCAATAACCCAGAATTCAAAAATCGCCATTTCATTGATATAATAAACACGAAATGCAATTATATCTTTATAATTTTTTGTAAATAATTTAAGACTATTGGATAATTTATAGTTATTGCCGATTTGAACAAAGCTATTTAAATATGATTCTATGTCCTTTACTACTGATTCTATCTCTATCACTTTTAATAATTCTTTAATTCGTTTATATTCATCAATAACCCATTTGACCGACATATGGAATCAATTTGATTTAACGAGATTATTATATTAAACTTATTTCAATTTTAAATATTATACTAAAATGATTTTAGAAAAATCGCAGTATATCCTTATATATAGAACGTCATTTTTGATTTTAATACCATTCTGCTATGCTATATTTATGAATAAAAATTATTGGTTACCCGGTTCTGTATTCTTGACATCGGTTAATTACTGGAGAAAACCCGATTATTCTTATAGAAGATACTTAGATATAGTCGTCGTTACTATAGCAATATCATATCAGAACTATATAGCTTTTTATTCGAAATGCTGTATAATTTATTTCATTATGATTTGTATAGGTAAAACATCTTATTTATTAGGTAAATATTATTATAATAAAAATAATTGGCTGTCAACATATTTTCATATTGGTTTGCATTTATCAGGTAATATAGCATCATTGATTTTATATTCAGATATGTTCTAAACTTCATATTTTAGTGCCATATTTTTAAGTACCATATTTTAATTGCCATATTTTAAAATTGAATATTACATTTAATTTTAAAATTCACTCATACCGGTCGATTCATAATTATCGGAGCATGTTGCCTGTTAACAAAAAAACGAAACTTGAAAATTTCATGCATAAAATATCACTTATTACAGAAATGATTAACATATTTATTGAAACTAATAAATATCGTATTATATTTATTATCATAATGTTTACATTATTTATATCCAAATGTATAAAAAATAGTTTGTTTTACGATTACGCATGCATACATATATATAAAGCAAAAACTATGATACTATTATTTCTTGATACATTTACTGATTTGATATTCGGCTATTATTCAGTCAAAATATATTATAAAACTATAAAAAGTGCATAAATTATTTACATTATTTTTTTATAATATACGTGAATATTTCATATTAAAATTGAAATAATAATTATTT